GCGAACTCCGGGGCCTTGACCTTCTACTGCCTGCTGTCCGAGCCGCTTTTGGATTCGCGGCTGGAAAGCGGGGGGTTTGTTCAGGAGACCATGCACACGGTCCGACTGCCTGCCGTGACGGCTTCCTGGACCTTTTCAGACGGGTCTACGGTGGGGTCCAGCGGGGCGACCTACTCCGGGTCCACCCCTGTGGCCTCCCTGCTCATCGGGAAGAAGATCGTGGCGGGGGGCAAGAACCTGCGGGTGAAGGCGTACTCCTACAAGCCCGGGTCGGCCTGGGTGACCCTGAACGTCATCCACGAGGACCAGTAAGCCATGGGGGTCAGCGTCAGCTTCAAGTTCGACGCGGAGTCCATGGCACGGTTCAACCGGGGCCTTGAGGAGTTCGCCAGGGAATCGGGCTGGTCGATGGAGTACACGGCGCTCTATACGGCGGCGTGGCTGTGCCGTGACACGATGTGGTACACCCCGCCATTCGTCCCCGGCTCATGGCAGGGCACGACCAAGGACGCCTATGACGCCGGCAAAGGTGCGCTCATGCGGGACATCAACAAGATCTTCAAGCCGATGGACGCCCGGAGCAAGCGCACGGGTCCCGGCCTGCTGCTGAACCGACTTGCGACTGCCGCCCGCCTGGGCCGGATGTCAGACTACTTCGACGCGCAGCAGGACGCCAAGGCCATCACGTTCGACTCCGAGGTGGTCAACAAGATCGTGCGGGACCCGAACCCGACCCGCGGCTACTACAAGGCCAAGAACTACTTTGCCCAGTACTCGGTGCAGGACGTCCGCAAGATGGGGGCCGGGCTGGAGGCCGGAGAGCTGAGGCCCATCCATGACAGTCTGCGCCGGAAGTACAAGGGCACGCTCAAGGTCTACAAGCCGACCAACGCCCTGGGCTACTATCTCGTAAAGAGCAAAGGCATCTTGGACAACTACGTGAAGGAGCGTCTGACGCGCATCGGCAATCTGAAGGCCGGCTGGTGGCGGGTCATGCAGACCTTGCCGAAGCCGAAGAAGCGCGGACGGTCCGGCAGCGTCGGCGGCATCCGCGACATCGCGGCATACATCAAGCGCCACGGCGGCGGGGCGGGCTATCAGACCACCAACTTCAGCAAGGAAAACTTCAAGGTCGTCATCGGGAACCTGATCGGCGACATGGACGGGGTCGCCACCCGCACGCAGGCCGCCGAGCGTGCCATCCTGCAAAATGACGTGCGGCTTGAAATCGAGCTGGAACGGGTCATCGGCGAGGACGTTAGACGTTTTAACCAAGGGTAAGCATGGGCACCAAGAGCATCAGGCACATCGTCGAGGGGGTCATCTCCGCGCAGCTGGCCCTGGACGACGGGCTGACCGGGGTGAACTTCTACACCGGAGACTCGGCCTCCGTCGTGGACCTTCCACGTTGCGTGGTGGTGGTGGACGCCGCCCGCCCGCCGGCAGACCTGCCCGAGGGCCTTGGCAACTACTCCTGCACGACGCGGGTGATCATGTCCTCCAACGCCGACGATACTTCGCTGGCCACGCACCGGGCCCGCTGCGCCTCCATCGCCGGAGTGATGCAGGGGCTTTCCTCCCTCAAGGCGGCCTTCACGGCGACCGGGGACGCGACCCTTTATGACGTGACTCCTTCCTCGGAAGACGAGGGGGTGGACGAGCGCTCCTGGGCGACATCGATGAGCTACGAGGTGCTGGTCGTGGTGCCCCCTGCGGCCTAACTTGCCACCCCGCCAAGGTTAAATGGCCGCCGTAATCAATGGAACGACCTGCCTCTACGGAGTGGCGGGCACAGTCACCAACCTGTTCGTGCAGTCCTACACGGTCAGCGCGTCCTTCGTCTCGGAGGACACGGTGGTCGACGAGACCGGCCTGACCAAGACGCACCGCCTGGACGACCGCAAGACGGAGCTGACCATCGAGGGCATCGCCAAGACGTCCAGCCCGCCCACGCTCGGCGCGACCATCTCCTTCACGACCGGCACGAACAGCGCCTACCCCAGCGGCTCGGCCTCGACCTCCTACGTCGGGACCATCACCAAGATCGAAGAGCGCGGCGGTAACAAGGAGTTCATCAAGGTGAGCATCACCGCGGTCGACTACGAAGGCATCACGCCCGCCTGATTGACTTAATCTGGTAGGGGTCAGAATCGACCCCATGGGCAGGCGGTTCCTTTCGGCCTTCACCGACCCGGCTCCCGTGCGGATGCTGGGTCGTTTGGTCTATCCATTCTGCCTGAAGCACCGGGTGCGGCTCATGGCCATCGAGTCGCCCCTGATAATGGGCGGGGACATCGGCGTCATGGACTACTACGTCGCCGTCCTGATCTGCGCCGAGGAGCCCGTGCGGCCTCCGGGCTTCATCGACTCTTGGCGGCTCAAGACCCTTTCCGACTCCTGCGTCAAGTTCCACAAGGAGCTCAAGCGCTTCTCCGAGTACTGCATGGTCGGGCATTGGCCGAAGTTCTGGGAGAACCAGAAGAAAACGGAGACGGCCGGCCACGGCATCCCCTGGCCGATGATGGTGGCGGCCAACCTCATCGCGTCGGGCATCCCTGAGCAGCGGGCATGGGAGATGCCGGAGTGTCAGGCGGTATGGCTGAACGTGGCCTTGGCGGCCCGGAAGGGCGTGGAGTTGAACGTGCTTTCCACCGAGGAGGAGGAGTTCATGGAGTCGGTGAGACTTGCCAGCCAGCAAGAGGTGAAGACCACCGATGAGCCGCAAAATGGAGTATGAGCTGAAGGGCAAGAGCGACGTGGAGCAGGTCACGGGCCGCGCCAAGAAGTCGATGTCCCAACTGGACTCGACGATGGCCCAGGTGAACAAGAAGTTCAGCGAAATCGGCAAGGACCTGTTCATGCGCTTCCTCGCCCCGGTGCTGCTCATCGACAAGGCCATAAACCTGCTGACGGACAGCATCGCCAAGATGACTGCGACTGCGGCCGAGGGCATTGATTCAATCGGCGCCGAAGGGAAGATGCCCATCAGCGACGAGCTCGCCGCCGTGGCTGAGAAGATTCGGACCATTGAGAAGGCCAAGAAGGATTCGCTTACCTTCGTCGAGGACATGAGGAAGATGACCAAGACGGCTCTGCTCGAGACGCCGGAAGGCCAGCAGCTGATGGAGGAACTGCGCCAGCAGAACCGCATGAGTTTCCTGTTCAACCCCTTCTTCACGGAACAGATGGCGGCCAACTTTGACGTGCAGCAGGAACTCATCAGGCGCATCAGCAAGGGCCTGCCTCAGGTCAAGACAGAGCCGACGACTACGGCCAGCCAGCAGAAGTTCGCCGATGCCAAGTCGGTCAGCGGCGACGTCATCGGCATGGGCCAGTCCCCGGTGATCGCGGCGATGACCGAGACCAACGACCTGCTGCGGAGCATCGACAACAAGCTGACGCCCGCGCAGCCGGCGCTGACGCCCGACCCCAATCTGACCAAGAAGGGTCCTCCTCTCCTTTACCCTCAGTTCAAGTAAGCCATGGCACGCATCTCACAAGGAAACGCCCTGACGTCCGCGCTGCTCCAGCCGGACTGGACGTTCAACAACAACGGCTACGGCCTGCTTACGGTCAAGGCACGCTGGGCCATCGACGAGGCAAGTGCCTTCTCGGACGCCAACATCGGAATCGGGGCGACCTTCTCAGAGGTCAGCGGCGAGACGCTGAAGTGCACCAAGTCCTCCTTCGCCTTCCAGAAGAACGCCCTTGTGTTCGTGGACCAGGAGTACGTCGGCATCGCCAGCGGCCTCTCAGGAACGACGCGGCCTGAAGTGACGGCCTCCAATGGCCTGACGTCTGAGCACATTACGACTCATTCAAACTTCTTCACGGCCAGCACGGGCATCGCCGGCGCCAAGCCCTTCACGGCCTCGAGCATCCTCGGCCCCAACGGCACGACCCTTTACAAGGGACTTAACGGCGCCCACTTCCAGGACCCCGAAGGAGGCAAGTTCGTCGGCTTCCTCGACCCGACCTATCCGCTTTACTACGGGAAAACCCAGTACCTTGCGCCCGTGACTTCTTTCTCCGGGGTCCTCTACACCACGAGCAGCACGGTGCTTACTGATCTCAAGGCCGACCTTGGCAAGACCAGCGGAACAAACGCTTTCAGCGGAAACACACTTCTTCCTTCAGTATTCGGGACGACCTTTACGACGAGCAGCAGAAACCAGCTTTTGCTCTCACAGATTAACATGGAGTCTTATGCGCTGAACGCCAGCGGCGTGCCCTACATGATGAAGATAAACTACGAGATCCGCTACAACGTGGACGGCTATCCCTCGGCGGTCTACGGCGCGTCCTAAGCATGAACATCCAGCCAGGAGCAGGGTACGGCTTTTCGTCCAGCGCCTACGGCGTGACGCTGAACGTCGGAGACGCCTTCGCCCCTGACGACGGCGGGAACGGCGACCACCCCTTCAAGTGCTGGCTGGCCGGCTCGACCACAGCCGGGGCGACCACGACCTATTATTACCGGGTCACTCCTGGCATGGTGAACAACATCAGCCCCAAGCTCTTTGACTCGACCTCGACGCTGGTGCCGATGACGGACCTTCCGAGGCCCAAGGGGGAACTGCCGTTCAATCCCACGACGGACTTCTCCTACATCTACCTGACCTGCTCCCCGGACTCGACCGACCCGACGATCTACCCGGACCCTGACACCGCGAACGCCGAGTATCCCGACATCACGGCCTTCAGCACGGAGCAGACGAGCACGAACACGACCGCCTACATCCTGCTGGCCTCGGCCTACAAGGACCCGACGACTGGCGTCATCACGCTTTGGCAGTACGTCACCGGGTCGCTCTGGACCGACCGCATCAAGATGACCGGACTGGACGCCCGCTACTTCTGGGCCCGCGTCTGATGCCCACGCCTCCGACCATCAGCAATCTGATGTACGTCATCGGGGAGAACCCTTACGGTCAGAACCCCGTGGCCGAGTATTCCAGCTGGGGAAAGCTGCGGGGCGCAATCATCAAGCTGAAGGACAACTTCTCCAGGGGCGACAACTCCCTAATCATCGACGAGGGCTTCAGGCCGGACGACTGCGTGCACATCCGGCTGGACACTTGGCCTTACACCGACCCTTTCGACAACTCGCAGGTCGGTCCGATCTACGGCTTCATCCAGACTGGAGCGAGTCCTGCGGATGACCACCTGACGCTTGGCCGATACTATGTTGCGACGGGCTCGCCTACTTTCTACCCTGAACTCTACAGCGGCGCGGACTGCTTGATGGATGAGAACGACCTGGACGCCTCGGTGAACGGTGCGACCCTCACTTTCAGCGGGACTTCCACCGTCACGGCGACGAGCGACTTCTACACCATCGCAAGCGACCAGGCGACCTCGACTTATGGCGGTCAGGCCACGGGCCAGTCAGTCACGAGCGTGGACGGCATCTCCGGCTTCACGGCCTTCT